GCCATAGACTTAAATGCAATTAAGCATCCTTTGGGCAAGTCAAATACATTTAATAAGGATCAGCGTAATACAATTAACCTACTGATAACTAAATATGGGTTAAATTGGGGTGGCAATTACAAAAAGCGTAAAGATGAAATGCATTTTGAAATAGCATTAACCAGGCATGAAGTACAACAAAAAATTAAACAGTTAGGATTAAAATGAAATTGGATAAAAAGAAAAAAGAAATTGTTAAGTCATATTTAAGAAGCGTTGCAGTTGCAACTGTTACAACAGCATTAGCCTTAGTTGCAGACGTAAGGCCTGAGTTAGCAATTTTAGCCGGTGCAGTAGTAGCACCTTTAATCCGCTATCTTGATCCTAAAAATGATCAATTTGGTGTTAATAGTTAATGAGCGTAAACGATTCGGCGGCCTTAGCAGTATCTACGGTCACCATTTTGGGCGCACTGGTAGCAACTGTTAGGTGGCTAGTAAAGCATTATTTAAGTGAGTTAAAGCCTGACAATAATGGCCGCCATAATTTAGAAGGCAGGGTTGCGCGTATAGAGGAAAAGATAGACACGCTTTACCAAATACTCATATCTAAGAAATAAGTCAGCCCAATCCCCTACCCTATGGCCATGAAGATGTGTGTGGTTGTACCTAGTAGGGGTAGGCCTGAAAATGCAGATCGCCTGGCCAAAGCCTTTATTGATACCAATGCTGATGCTGATCTTTATATTGTTGTAGATAATGATGATCCCAAATGGAATGAGTATGCAAAAAATGAATCTTATACAATGTTGCCGGCAGATAATAAAACAGGTGGTTGTGCCGCTTCTCTTAATACCGGTGCGGTTTTGCTTTTGGATATTACTAAGTTTCCTTTATATGATTATTTTGTTTTCATGGGTGATGATCACCTTCCTAGAACCCAGGGCTGGGATAAAGCCTTTATTCAAGCGTTAAAGAATAATGCTGGTATTGCCTATGGTGATGATTTATTGCAAGGCGAAAACCTACCAACAGCCTACGCAACCACGCGTGAAGTAGTTAATGAACTTAGGGGTATGACATTTCCCGGATGCATACATTTATATTTTGATAATTTTGTTAAACAGTTAGGCATTGATCTAGGCGCATTAATATATTTACCTGATGTAATTATTGAGCATCTACACCCAGTAGCAGGTAAGGCTGAAATGGATGAAGGTTATGCCAGGGTAAATCAACCTAAATGGTATGAAGAAGATTTATTGACATTACAGAAATATATCAGATCGCAAGAGTATGCAGATTTGGTAAACAAACTCAAATGAATATATTGATTACCGGATCACATGGCTTTGTTGGGCGTGCTTTTAGGCGTGCGTTGCCTCATGCTAATTTGACTTTAGTAGATTTAAAACAGGGTGTTGATTGCCGTAAATTTTTCCAATTAGAAAAAAAGCAATATGATCTTGTAATTCATTTGGCCGCAGTAGTGGGTGGCCGGATGCTTATAGAAAATGAACCGTTAGCCTTAGCGGTTGATCTAGCCATTGATGCTGAGTTTGCATCCTGGGCAATGAGAACTAAACAACCCTATCTTGTTTACTTCTCATCATCAGCCGCTTATCCCATTGAACTACAAACGCTAAGTAAAAAACGCCGGCTAAAAGAAAAGGACATCAATTTTAATAAAATTGGTAAGCCTGATATGACTTATGGTTGGTCAAAACTAACCGGCGAAATGTTAATGAACTACTTGCGTGAAGAAGATAGAAAGGTGCTAACCCTTAGACCATTTAGCGGATACGGCACAGATCAAGATTTAGACTATCCATTTCCATCTATTATTGAACGCGCCATTATGAACGCTAACCCATTTAATATTTGGGGCAAGGCAACTACTACTAGAGATTTCATACACATTGATGACATTGTTGATGCGGTCATAACTATGGTTAGAAATGATTGCAATCAAACTGTAAATCTATGCACCGGCAGACCTACAACCTTCATGGATTTAGCCACAATGGCCTTAAAGGTTTTAGGCCATGAAAAGACCCATCGTAAGAATTTTAAGGTATTAACCGATAAGCCGGCGGGTGTGGCCTACCGGGTAGGTGATCCAACCATGATGAGTGACTACTACACCCCAAAAATTAGTTTAGAAGAAGGCGTTGAACGCGCCATACGCGGAATAATATGATCTAAAATTGGTGACTATGGCTACTAAAAAACCTAGAAAAGCACCTCAGCGTAAGCGGCGCACGCCACGCAAGGCTGAGGCGTTGAACAAATTAGAAAATCATTACATCACATTAAATGAAATGTTTAAAGCGGCCAAAGCCGCCGGGTTCAGCCATGATGTTGCATTTTGGTTAATTACAGAGCCAGGTGCATCAATGCCTGATTGGATCAATCCAGGTAATCAACCCACTGAGATCATTCCCCGAATTGATCCAACAGATGATGAGGATGAAGATTAAGCGCGATAAATCATTTAACGCCAAATACCTTGTAGTCAGTGATTTACAAGTCCCATTTCAATTTACAGAAGCCGTAATTAATCTAAAAAAACTGGTCAATACCTTTAAGTTTGATTTAGTTTTAAATGTTGGTGATGAAATGGATTTTAATACTATTTCTAGGTTTGCAGATGGTAAGGCTGAATCTTTTATGCAAACCCTGGATCAAGATCGGGCTACATGCCAGGATATTCTTTATGATCTAAAAACAGATGTAGTATCAAGATCAAATCATTCAGATAGGTTATACAAGGCCATACAACGCATACCCGGATTGATGGGGTTACCGGAATTACAATATGCAAACTTTATGGGCTTTGATGATCTAGGCATCCATTACGCAAAACAGCCCTATCCAATCCCAGGAACTAACTTTGTCCTATGTCATGGGGATGAAGGGGTCATATCTAATATAGCCGGGCAGACCGCGTTGAACCTTAGTAAACGCTGGGGATTTTCTGTAATTTCGGGACACACCCACAGATTGGGCTACACATGCCATTCAGAAGCCTTTAATGGCCGATTACAGAGGGTTTTAGTAGGTGTTGAGTGTGGTCACACCTGTGATTTGAAGAAGATGAACTACACGCGAGGATACGCCAATTGGCAGGCCGGGGCGGTCATCATCCATATCAAGCGTGGCAATGTAAGCGTAGAGATGATCCCATTCAATGTTGATGGGTCATTTACGGCTATGGGTAAGGCCTTTGGGTGAGGTAGATCACATAACACGCCGTGCTGGGTAATTGCATTTGTCAGCCCCCTAGTGTTTAATTGCATTTGTAAACGCAATTGACCAGGAAGGGTTAATTATGAAAACAGTAGAAGTAAGAAAAATTGTTAAAGATAACAATTTAGGTGTAACTGTTAAGGGTCGCACCAATGGAATGGTTACAGTATCTTATACAGGTAGCGTAAATGACATTAACACTTTAAACCAATTGTTAAATGGTTTTGGTTATGAACTAAAAAAATACGCCACTACTTTTTATGTACAGGCCAAATAATGAAAGTACTAACTGCAACTGATATGCGTTGGTGCGATAAATGCAATATGGAAACATGTTGGTTAAATTGTGCAATATCAATTAGGCCATTAGTTAGTGAATGGCGTTGTGATAGATGTTCACGCGTTGGTGCAAACTAATGAAACTTACAAAGAATCAGTTTGAAGGTTTAACAGAAGCACAAATGGAGTGGGGTACTAACACAGATTGGTTACAACAAAAAGACCGATTTGAAGATTCAATTTGTTGGTCACATCAGTTCATTTATTGGGTAGAAAATTATGCATCAGTTGTATTGGCTACCGAATACCTAAGACAAAACCGTTGGGATTACAGCATTTCTTTTGACAATGCCCTGGGTCAATATTGCTTTACAACTAATTATGCCGGGTCATGGGTGTATGTATGAACGCCGTAGCCTACATTGAAAAGGGTTGGTGGGTATTACCACTAAAGCCACAATCTAAAGAGCCATGCAAGTTTTTGCGGCATGGTTATCTTGATGCAAGTGATGATTTATCAACTATCAAGAAATGGTTTAAAGGCGATGATAATTTAAATATTGGCCTAGCCATTGCCCAATCTAATTTAGTTGTATTGGATTTTGATAAGCGCAATATTGCTTCTAGGACATTATGGGAACAGTATCGCCGGATATGTGTAGCATCTAATACGCACACTGTTAAAACAGATAACGGCTATCACTTTTATTATCTTGCCGAAAAAACAAAGCAATTCAAAGGCAAGTTAATACCAGGCATAGATATTAAACATAAAGGTTATGTTGTATTGCCACCTTCTATACATCCAAATGGCAGTATTTATCAGGTAGTTAATGATGTTGATCCGGTTGATTTACCGGCTGAATTAGAAACGGTGATGGTTTGGAATTAGTTAAGTACGATAAACAAAGCGGTGCTTATGTTGATGAAAAGCGTAAGCATTTTGTAAAGGCTTCTTTAATCCGCAAACACGCTAAAAT